ACTGCGTCTGCTAACGTGGCTAAATCTTTATACAATAAAGCCCTATCAGGTGACACGACTGCTGCAATATGGTGGACAAAAGCCCAAATGGGTTGGGGTGAAACCAATACGACACGATTAGCAAATGGCGATGGTTCTAACCTAGAAGGCTTGGAGATGGTATTTGTCAAACCTGATGACAATAGAACAGGAAGTTAAGGATAAATTAGGGAAAGTTCAATATCCCTATAAATTATCTTGCTTATTTGAGCCTGCACGATACAAAATCCTTTATGGTGGCCGAGGCGGTGCAAAATCATGGGGAGTTGCAAGAGCTTTATTATCTTTAGGCACAAAGAAAAACAATCCTATTAGAGTGTTATGCGCCAGGGAGTTTATGACTTCCATGAAAGATTCTGTGCATAAGCTTTTATCAGATCAAATTAATGAATTAAAACTTAATTTCTTTTACGATATTACTCAAAACTCTATTCGTGGGTTAAATGGCACAGAGTTTGCTTTTGTTGGCCTTAAAAATAATGTAGCCAATGTTAAATCATACGAAGGTATAGATATTTGCTGGGTAGAGGAAGCACAAACTGTGTCAAAAACTAGCTGGAATGTTCTTATTCCGACTATCCGTAAACAAGATTCACAAATATGGATCAGCTTCAATCCCGAATTAGAATCAGATGAAACCTATCAGCGATTTGTGGTAAAGCCACCTGAAGACGCAATAGTTCAGCGTATTAATTGGCAAGATAACCCATGGTTTCCTGAAACATTAAAACTAGAAAAAGACGCATTAAAGAATCGTGACCCTGCTGCCTACAATAATGTATGGGAAGGTTTATGTAGACTTACTGTTGATGGCGCTATCTTTGCTAATGAAATGAATATGGCAGAGCTACAGGGCAGAATTACAACAGTGCCTTACGATGCCACCAAACCTGTTCATGCAGTCTTTGACTTGGGATGGGCAGATCACACAGCTATATGGTTTGTGCAATTTATAGGCATGGAAACAAGATTGATTAGATATTTGCAAGATACGCAAAAAACTATTAGTCATTACTTGTCAGAAATGCAAAAGTTTGGGTATATATACGAAACATTACACTTACCACATGATGCAGAAAGCAAAAACATTGCATCTAATGGTAGGTCAATAGATGACATAGTAAGAGCAGCAGGTTATAAAACTAATATATTGCCTAGAGTTCCTGTGGTTGATTCCATAAATGCAGCAAGAACTATATTCAATAGTTGCTATTTTGATAGAGAAAATTGCGCAGATGGGTTACAATGCTTGCGTCACTACCGATATGAAGTTGATCCTGATTCAGGTCAATTTAGCAAAACTCCACTTCACGATCAATACAGCCATGGAGCAGACGCATTTAGATATATTGGTTTAATGATTCAAGGTAAAAAAGAATTAAAAGCTCGTAAACAAACATATACTCCTGGCGTGAGCTGGATGGGATAACACATGGCAAGAATGAAAAAAACTCAAATTGTAGATAACGACCCAAGAATTCAAGATGCTATTCAATTCTTACAGTTTGCTAATGAAGCAGACCAAATGAATAGAAGTGAAGCGTTAGAAGATTTAAAGTTTGCAGCAGGCGATCAATGGCCTGTAGAGATACAAAACAGCAGAGTTTTAGAAGCTAGACCATGTTTAACCGTAAACAAAGTTGATGCGTATTGCCGCCAACTAACCAATCAAATGCGCCAACAAAGACCACGCATTAAAGTGCATGGCATGAATAACGAATCAGACGCTAAAATGGCAGAGATTATTCAAGGTATATGCCGCCACATTGAAGTTCAATCCGATGCAGACCAAGCTTATGATAAAGCTGGTGACTTTGCAGTAAGAATGGGTTGGGGTTATTGGCGTGTCACTACCGATTACGTTAAAGACGATTCATTCGATCAAGACATATTCATTAAAGCTATTGACAATCCTTTTACAGTTTACTTTGATCCTAATTCAGTAGCACCTGACGGATCAGACGCAGAAAAGGTATTAATTACCACAGTTATATCTAAAGACAACTTCAAGAAAATGTATCCTAATGCAGAGTTGCAACAAGGATTTACAATGCGTGGCACAGGTGACACTAATCCTGAATGGGTAATGAAAGAAGATATTAGATTAGCTGAATACTTTTATGTTGAACGCACACCTATTAAGATTCATTTACTATCAGACGGATCAAGCGTTAAGTCAAAAGACTTACCACCGCAAGATGTATTAGATATAGCAGGCATTACTATTGTTGAATCAAGAGATTCACATGAAAAGAAAATTAAATGGTGCAAACTTACTTCTATGGAAGTATTAGAAGAAGGCGAATGGGCAGGTAAATATATCCCTATAGTTCCTGTGTTTGGTCAAGAAACTGTGGTCGAGAACAAAAAAAAGAAATTTGGTATTGTTCGCATGGCTAAAGACCCACAAAGAATGTATAACTTTTGGCAAACTTCTCTTACCGAATCAGTTGCATTAGCACCTAAAGCTAAATGGTTGTTAGCTGAAGGACAAGACGAAGGCCATGAGAACGAATGGGCTATGGCTAATATTAAATCCATGCCTGTATTACGTTACAAGCAAACAGACATTGATGGCAGACCAGCACCAGCGCCACAAAGATTACAACCTGAACCACCACCAGCAGGCATTATGGCCGCAGCTCAAGCAATGACTACTGACTTAATGCAAGTCGTAGGTATATTTGATCCAAGCCAATTACCAACAGGCAATATTTCAGGTAAAGCATTACAAGGCCAACAACAACAAGTTGATTTAACTAATTTCCATTATTATGACAACTTAACTCGTTCTATCCGTCAAACAGGTCGCATTATCCTTGATTTGATTCCACACATATACGATAGAGAAAGAGTCATGCGTATCATTGGTGACGATGGCAAGCCTGAAATCTTAACCATTAATCAATATGGCCAAGACGAAGAAGGCATTAATAAGATATTGAATGACGTAACCGTAGGTGAGTTTGATATTGTTATGGATACAGGCCCAGGTTACAACTCTAAACGTCAAGAAGCAGTTGAGTCTATGATGGCTTTATTTGCAGCAGACCCAGCTTTAATCCAACAAGCAGGTGATTTATTGGTAAGAAATATGGACTTCCCAGGCGCTGAAACAATTGCTGATAGATTAGCAGTAAATAATCCATTGGCTAAAGTTGACGATAAGTCTAAAGTGCCACCAAGAGTTCAAATGGAACTACAAAAATCACAAGCTACAATTCAACAAATGCAACAACAAATGCAACAAATGCAAATGATGATTAAACAACGTCAAGACATTGAAGGCGTTAAACAAGATGCAGAAACCAAGCGTGAACTTATGCGTCAAACTGCTAAAGCACATGATGTTGAAATGCGTGACGCTGAACGTAGACATGATACTATAACTAAAACTGATACACAGATTGAAGTTGAACAACTTAAAGCTCAAGTAGCGATTCTTTTAGCAAGAATGGATCACGAACAAGCTAAACTCGCTAACCAAGAAACAACTGAAAGGGCAATATAATGGCATTAGTAACCAGCAAAACCAAAGCGGAACATGACCGTCAACACATGGAAAAACAATCAGGCCATAAAAGCAATGATTTTCCTTCATATAAAAAAGGCGATGTTATTGTTAGCCATGCTTCTAATGCTCACGTTAAAGTTCATACCATTGATGATAAAAACAAAGGTTATTTAGGCCACTATCACGATAGTGAAAAAAACGAAACATTAAAACCTGAAGTTGATCCTTATATTGCTGTTCCACATGGTGCAGAATATTCTCATTTATATGAATCAACTAAAGATAAAATGAAAAGAATGAATAAAGAAGCATATGACAGAGTTAAAGATCATCCTAAATTTGAAAAATTAAAAACAGCACTTGGTAAAAAAGATGCTATTAATGCTTTGCATCATGAATTAAACGAACAACAATAGTAATTTAAACAATAAAGTAGTAAAATCGCAACAATCTACCAATGGAATCATTGGGTAAAAATCTTGGAGTCATCCATGTCAGAAAAAGAAGCAGGAAGTGTAGTAACTTCTGCTAACGCAGAAGAGTTTTATGCAAACAGATTGGGTTTAGCTGAAGAAGCACCTGTTGAGGCTGTAGTTGAAGAAAC